GGTGATCCAGATGACGTAATCGGACAACTTGTTACATCTTTCGAAACACCTGTCACATTTAACCAAAACATCACCATTGTTGGTGGACCAGAAGGAGATTTAGTCAGTAACTTTAATGCTCCTATTAGCATTACTGTTCTCGATGGACTTGCTATTGATGGTGGTCAGTTAAGACAGCAAGGTCTTCCACTAGTTATCAAATCTTTTGTTGCAGAAACTGACTATTACGGCACAGCTCAAGACACTACTCTTGACAGAGCTAATTTCCCACTTGCTGCAAATGGTATTGATAATACTGGTGACATTCGTATTGGTAAGAACAGAGTTGATTCTGCTATTTTTGGATTAAATCCAAGGGGCGGTGGTCAGAATTATAAAATTCAGACTCATGCTCCAAGTGGTGTTGCCTCCAATATTTCGCCAAACCAGGATTCATTAATTGCAGATGGTGGATCTAGAATTAACGAGTCTCAACTTGTAACATATAGTACTTTACTCCCAGATACTGGAGATGTTCTACTTAAGGGAGGTTCTATTGGAAAGAATGGATCTCTTGGATGGATATATTCAAACATTTACACTGTTATTGAACGTAATGTAATTTCTTCACTTCAAGTTATTGTTGATCAAAGTGTTAATATTGGTATTCTTACTTTCATTGATCAGAATGGTCCAGTTGCAATTGGTCCTACTGGAATCGGAATTAAATCAGGATCTGAGATTAGACTCTCCAACATTAACTACAATGGATTGTTAAATGGAACATGGAAAGTTCTTAACACAGATGATTATCCATATGATGGTGCTGGTAATGTAGTATACTTCCAGATCAATCCAAGAACTGGAAATACAATGTCCGCGTTCAACATTGGATGGGATGAAACTCCTAATGGTACTGGACTTGTTGATTTTGCTACTAATCCTCCAGGACCATCTCCAAATGCGGAAGTTTCTTTCTCCACATCTAACTGGAAAGAAGTTGGTGTTATTGGTGCTGAAGCACTGAGAACAGAAACTGAGTCATGGGGAGATTTTAAACTTGGTATTAACACACTCGCAAGAGCAACAAAAGATGCATATAAAAATGCATTTGTTGAACCAGTTAATACTGATCCTCGTGCTAACCTTGATATTGTAGGTAATGCTTACATCAGCGGTCGCTCGATGACTGATTGGTTGGATGAGGATAACTACAATGATCGTGAGAGAAATAGAATCTCTGATGCTCTTGTTGTTGGTTGGGAAGATGAAGCATCACCTAACAGCAACGATATTGATGCTGTTCGTGCTGCATTCCGTGTTTCCACTGAGACTGCAGCAATCACTGAGTCTGGTAGAGGCAATAACGAGAATAAGGTTGGTATTAACGTAACTGATGCTGAACTTGATAGAGCACTTGTAGTCAAGGGCGACGCTAGATTTACTGAAGATGTACGCTTTGAGCGTGATATTGAAATTCATGGTGATGGTACACTGACTGAGGTAAGAACTGACACCACAACTGGAACATTCAACCTTATTACTGATACTAATTTTACTGGCACACTTAACATTGCTAACTCTGCTAGCATCCTCAACTTTGTTAACAATGCCACGACAATTAATATTGGTAATGACACCGATACTAATTCTCTATACTTCGGTAATAATGTAACTGGCGATCAGTTCTTCTACTTTGGTAATGCTTCAGCACATAGCAACTTCTGGATTGGTAATACTCCAGACACTGATCCCGAGGGTATCAGTAAGATTGTAATTGGTGGTGCCTATGGCAATACTAACCAAGACCAGTCTTATGTTAAGATTGGAACACAAAACCTCCGTGTTGATGGTGATATGTGGCTTGGATTCCGTCGTCAGGGCGGAACTGCTGAACTAAGATCACAAGCATCCGTTATCAACTTCTTCTCCAACTCTGGTGGTCCTTCGACAATCAACTTTGCAACCAACGCATCTGAGATCAACATCGCAGGTCAGGGTGGTACAACCACAATCAATAACTCACTACATGTTGTTGCTTCTGCTAAGTTTGATGGTAACATCTTACTCTGTGGTGGTCTTGCTTCCTTCTCCTTCATTGGTGATAGAGCACAGCTGGGTTCAACTATCTCAACTCACCAAGACGGTGTAGAACCAGATGGTACATTCACTAAGAACGTTGACATTCTTAACGTTCTAGTTCTACAACCAACTGATGATGGTTATAACGCAATTGATACCGCAGGTAGTGGAACTTGGGGTGGTGCGGCAGATCAAGATGAAGAAACTTTCGACAGCACTGCTGAACCTCAGGATATCCCAGCTCTAACTGGCGATGAGTATTATCTGCCAATTAAGAACTCTCCAAACAAATCAAATGGAGATCCTTATCTTGTAACTGGAGACTACATCATCATCGATAGTGCAGTTTCTGCTAGCGGTCACCCAGAGATCGTTCAGATTCTCGAAGTTGTAAGATCTGTTGCTCCTTACTATCTAAGAGTCAAGCGTCGTCCATTCGGTGCATTTGGTGGTGTTCTAAGCAACCATCCTGATACAACTCCAATCTATAAGGTTAACGTACAGTTTGATGCTACATGGTTGGAGCAAAATGTTGATGGTTCTGGCGCTCAGGATAACTTCTATCTTGCTGAATTTGGCGGTAATTTAACCACTAACGATTACATCATCGTTAGCAGAAATGATTCTACTGGAACTCCTGAATACGTTGCTGTAAATACACCACTAGAGCAAGTAGTTCAGAAGTTTAGAATTAACAACGGTCTAGATTGTGATGATGAAGCAGGTGATGTATTTACTGTTGATTCTGTAACTGGAGAAACAACCATTGGTGGTAACGTAACCATCAACAACACACTCAAGATCTCTGGTGGTTGTGGAACTATTAGTAACATTACCTTTACTGCTAACAGTGAAGTCCAGAGCAATCTACTAACCAACGTTGTTGTTACAACTCCAGATAAGACTATTTCCGACCTCCAAGTTGGAGATTACATCGAAGTAATTACAAACGAAGCATCACTGCAACCTCGTTTCGATACATTTATTACTTCAATTGATTCTGTTAATAACAGAATTTTCATGAATGAGTTGATGGCAGGCGGTGGATCTGCAAACGTTACCTTCTCTGCTCGTAGAAACGAGAAATTTATCCTCACAAATGGAGAGAACGTACCAACATTTGAAGTAGATACTTGCACTGGAACAACTCATCTTGGTTCACATTATGCAAGAATTGAAATCGAATTCGGTGAGCGTGGTGTTTATACCAATAATATTAATGATACTGATGATATCCCAACTGCATTTGATAATGGAGAAATTGAACTTGCTTATGGATTCTGGTTTGATCCAAAGATCCTAAGTGATGGTGGTCCAAGCACAACAATTAGAGCAACTGTTGCTGGATCTTCAAGTCAGATTCAGATTCCAGTTCAATCTCTTGGTGTTGGTGATGGTGCTTTCGCAATTGGTGATTATGTATTCGTTGGTACTCCTACTGCTGCTTCAACAGGAGTAGGAACATTCATCGTTGGATATATTAATAACATTGTTGATGATGAAACAAACCCAACCATTGTTATTCAAGCACCATCTGACGGTCTCACTACCGATGAACCATTTACTCCTGGCGATGATGTATTCACGGTTGGTAATATTGTTAGAAGACTAATCAAACACACTGAGTTTGCTAGAATTATTGATTGTGAGATGAGAACCAGAACTATTGCTGGCGCTCAATCAACATACTGCTCCATTATCCTCGATAAGGGTTATGTCGTTCAGCAGAAACTTGATTATCTCGGTTGGATTGCCTTAACAGACTCAGCACATAGAGTACATACTTGGGCTGCTGTTGCTGGTAGACTCAAAGGAGTCGTTCATACTGCAGTTATGGACGAGCAGAGAAAAGATGGTGCAATTGAATTCAGATCTGGTAAGTTAAATCTTGCATCTGATCTTGATATGGTTGGTGGAAGTCTCCAAATCTTTGACTCTGTTAATCAGACAAGACTCTTTGGATTTATTAATGATGACGGTCACGCAGATCACCAAGGTCTACTCTTCTGGGATGCTGGTGTTGTTGCCCGAGGAGACTTCTATCTCTTCAGCAGTCAAGATCCAGAAAATGTCATTGATAACCCAGACGAGGAAGTTCCATCATTCTCGGTTGATAACCTAGGAAATGTAGTTGCTGAGACTAGTTTGACAATTGCTGGTAGAGCAATTCAAACACCATCAACAACTCTGGAACAACTCTCGGTTCAAAATCTAGGTCCAAATGGATCTCAGAGATTTGCAATTAAGCAAAATAGTTCTATCAATGCCTTCGGTTACAATAACTTCTGGACTTCTACTGGTGGTACTCACACTAGATATATCTCATCTGCATCTGCTGAAGAAGATCTAACCCTACTTCCCAACATTATTTACATGGTAAATACTACAGCATCCTCAACGCTTGTAGTTACTCTACCAACATCACCACAAACTGGTGATGTTGTCAGACTGATCGATGTAGGTGGTAACTTAAGTTATAATACTTCTCTTGTAGTTAGAACTGCTGAGTCTTCTGGAGTTAAGATCCAGGGAGACAACACAGGAACACTACTTGGTGGTAGATTGACTCCATATCCTTCGGGAGAAATGGTAGTTCAGACACCTAATGCTGCATTCAGTCTTGTATATCTTGGATCTACTGATAGTAACGGACAAGTAGGAATTCCTTCCGCAGTCCAAGGGTGGTGGTTAATGGAGGTTTAATAAATGGCAAGTTATAACAGAATCAGGGCATCGAAACAGTCCGCAATCGGGACTATCATGCCCTGGGGCGGTTCGTCCAGCAATTCAAAATTAAATGAGGACGCTATCCCACAGGGGTGGTTAGTTTGTAGAGGACAAACTCTTTTAGCTAGAGATTACCCTCTTCTAGCACAATTGCTTGGCAATACTTACGGTCCATTTCAGGAACCAGGCGGACCACCAGTTGGAATTCAAAATTCATATCCAAATTATGACGAAAATGATTTGTTTACTCTACCTAATCTAAACAATACTGGTATGGTTGATCTTGAGGGATCAAGACTACCACCAGAAACACAGTTGATCGTCGGTCAATATATTACTGAAAATGGTGCTGATGCCACACCACAAAATATTGCACTATCATACATCGATGTAAACTTTTCAATTGAATCCGATTCTGCTCTTAGTGGAAAGATTACTCGAATAACTATTGAAGATCCAGCATATTTTACTACTGGTAGAATTATTCCAAGAAAACTTGGTATCGATCATACTCCAGGTCATAGTCATCCACAACCAGAAGACGCAGATTCTAAATATCCATCTGCTATTCTTGGTGGTGGTTATGTTGGACTATTCGAAGCTGGTAACTTTGACGTTCAAGACTCTGAATACACAACTGTTAGTGCTGAGGCAGTAAATCCATCCGAAAGTGGTGCAGATAGATTTAATCCAGGAACTGCATTGCTTACTTGGTATGATGAAGCTTCATTTACTCTCCCTACAATGAACCAATTTAGGGACTTTACTGCTGCTCCTGCTAATGTTCCTGCTATTCCAGGATCTGCTAGAGCCGTTAGTGGATATGGTAACACGCTTGATTATGAAGATCCAAACACTTGTATCCTTAACGTTCAATCTCCTGCTGTTTCTTCTCCATTCCCACCTTCTGGTTTGTACCAAGGATTTAAAAACTTCTATAGTTCTGGAACTGTTGCTCCATCTAGAGGTGGTAGCACTCTGAAACCATATCCAACTACACTAAACCACAATGCTGATGCATGGAACTCAGAGTCTTTGGCATCTCACAATCACTTTACGATTGATCTTGCTATGACTAGGGGGCAAATGAGAATCCCTGGCACAATCCTCATAAATAATATGACGACGGGAACTATTGCTCCTGTTAGTGTTGATAAGGCATTAAGCGTCCAGATCAATGCAAATACACCTTCAGTTACAACTCTGATTATAATGAGGGCATACTAAATGGCAGTATTTTATAACAGAGAAAAATCTAAGATTGGAACTACAACTGGATCGATTATTAATTGGTCTAGACAGTTGACATCCAATGACCCAGAAGATACAACAATTAAAACTCAATTGCCTGCTGGTTATTTGAGATGCGATGGTTCTATCTATGCTGCTGAAATTTTTCCAGCACTTGCTGAAGTTCTAGGAACAGGGCAGCAATCAAGATTTAGAAAACCAAATCAAACTCTGTTAGACAATCAGTTTCAATTGCCAGACTTTGGATCTAAAAAAATCCGTGCTTCTAGTGGAGCAAACTTGGGTGATTACATCGATCTTTACATTCAAGATGATAATAACAATACTATTACTAAAGCAGGTGTAGGACTAGCAGTTCAGAGTAATATTGGAACAACATACGAAGTTCTATATCAGGGATCATTCTTTTTGCCAGGTCAAACTATTCCTATCACTGGTGAACCAGGATTCACAAGATCAACTGGCAATTATACTGAAACTAGCGACGTTCTACAGAATGCTTTCATTCCTCACGCTCACTTCCATGATGGCAATAGAACAAGAGTTGCGTCATCTACTGGAAACGAGTATGCAGCATTTGGCAGAAACTCTTATATTAGAAAATCTACTCTTTGTGTGCTTGCCTGGGCAAATAACACGAGACAAGACCTCTGCTATTATAATGCAACCAGAATTAGATTGCAGAGCGTGACACAGCAAGAAAGTAATGCTGCTAACTGTAGAAGAACTTATTATGCTGGATGCTTTAGTGGTTGCGAATTTACATCTTCGTATGAGTGTTTGATTCCAGAAGGTTATAGTTGCGGATTCCCAGTCTGGTCTGGTAGTGGCGGTGGATGTCCTGGTGCTGGATCACAGGAAAATGCTACTTGTGGAAATATCCAATATCAAGGTACTGTTGCTGTAAAATGTGAATCTGTTGGATTCCCTGGTTGTGCCATCGGTGGATTTATTGCACAACCAAGAACTGGACCTATTACATTACCTTCAAACTATGATGATGCCAACGTTCCATTTGACTCATTTAAAGATTCCGATCAAAATACCTTTGCTGCTATTAACAACGTAACAAACCAAGTTGAAGTTGTTGGTAATGATGGATCTCACCGACACTTTGTTAATTTCTCTGCTGAACCACATACATACCAAGTGAATACTCGTCCTACATTTATTCCTTCTGCTAACCTTGTTTCTACTATTAGTGTGGATGTAAATGAGGAAAATAAAGCAGATCAGTTTATTCAGCCATACATCGTCCAAGAGTTTCTTATCAAATACTAATGACAGTCTCATATAGAAATAAATACACTGCTTATAAGCAAGAAACTGACGGACAGTATGCTCCAGTCGGTTCAATTGTTTCTGTTTTAGTAGACAATTACTCAAATGGATCTCAATCTCCAGAGTATGGTTATAAAAATTATTTGTATTGTGATGGCAGAGAATTAAACATTAGAGATTATCCATATTTGTATAGTGCAGTTGGAAATACATATGGTGGATCTGCAACTGCTACAAAAACACAACCAACACAGGCAGGTGGTGTAACAAAACTATATTGGATTAACGGAAAGGCATTCTTCAATCTTCTTCAAGATGGATCTGTTTCTGGTGCATTGAAACTGCCATATCCATATGGTGTTAATTTTAGAATTATTGATGATACGAATAGAACTCCTCCTGGCAATGGAAGAGGTGGACTTGACGCAACTAATTTTCCATATAATACTTTCTTTTCTACTCAAGAACCAACAGAAAATGTGACATCTTACCTTCCAGGTGATGATACAGAATTTGCGTATGAAATTATATTTCCAGATTCTGTAACTCCCACTCCTGGATCTGACATTACTTTTACTAGTGGTACACATCCGACAATCGAGTTCAGAAAGACTTATACTGATAGAGATTATCCTTTTCAGGTAGGAACCTTTAGGTTGCCTGACTATAGAGATAAGATTATTGTTGGATATGGAGCAGTTGATGGTGAAGGATCACCAACAGTTGAGAATGCTCTTATTAATAATGTCGGGCAAACTGGTGGTAGATGGTATATTTCTAGAGATGATCTTTTGGACGGTGGTGTGTTCTTCTCCGTTGGTAACGTTAGGACAACAGGATACACTAGTATTACTGCTGATGTCTTCACATTTATTACTGGATCTGTAACTTATCAATTAGGACCAATTGATGATTATATTTTCAGTAGACCAGTAGAACACTTTCACTATATTCTATCGTCCGAACCAGATGAAGCATTGGAAGCAGAATTTGGATCGTCTCCATCAGATCAATACGCGGTTCTTTACAATAAATCCAGAGCAAACATTCAACCATTTGAACCTCAGGGAGCAAATGGATTGGCGTTGGGTCACTCCCATGGTATTACTGCGGAGCCATTGAATGATCCTAGATTAGCAACGTATGGAAACGTTGGTGGAATTGGAGGTCAGGATCCCAATGTTCCTGCTGATATCAACTATGATGTTAATGATCCTATTTTAACTGGCGGAGCTGTTTATAGTGGTGTTTCTTTAGAATTGTATGGAACTGGTTCTGGTGAGATTGGAGGATTTGCTGCTCCTGCTGTAACAGATAGAGGTGATAGATACCTAGCATTTGGATATGGTAATACTGGTACTTTTGGATCTTCTTTACAGACAAATAGATCTGTAACTTATACAATGGATCTTACTGGATATACTCAATTGTATATTTTTGCCATCTGTGGCAATGACAGTAATGGTGGTGAGAGACCAAATAATCCTGGAGAAGGATTGCAAGTTACTATTGGTGGTCAGTCACAGCAAATTATTCCATCTGGACAAGATTTTAATAACGCTAATGGTATTTCTGGGAATTTTGCTGCATATGATGCTGTTTATGCTTACTGGACGCAGAGTTTCATAAACATTCCTGCTGGCAATCAGACAACAGGACAAACAGTTACAATTTCTCAAACTTGTGCTAATGCTAGTGATGGTGGAAATGAACTCGGGTCTGGCAATGAGGGTAGTGCAAATGCCCTTGACATGTTTGGTATTCAGGCTATTGGACTTCGTGGTGGTATTCCTGAAGATCCCCCAGAACCAAATGGAGTTTATCCAGTAACTGGTTCTCCTCTAGTTACTGTTACTAGTTTAGTTTACGATTCCGCAAATGGATATGTTGTTGCAAGTACACCTGCTCCACATGGTTTTGATTCTGGAATGGTTGTCAATGTTAGTGGAGCAACGCCCGCAGAATATAACGGAGCAGTAACAGTATTATCAGATCAGTTGTCTGGAACAACTTTTACATATGAACCAGTTGGTAGTGCTCCTTCTGTAACACCAGCTACTGGAACAATTACGGCAAGAATCTCATCGGGTAGCTTCAGTGATGTTACTGAAATTCCACCACCAAGAGTATATGTTATAAACAATAACACTGTTGTTGGTGGTAAACCAGATGTTTTTGAAGTTCCTGGAACTGGTGTAATTTTTTATGATGAGTATATAACTTCTTCTGGAACAATCAATGCAAGTGCTGTTACTACTGGAGCAGGTGAAAATTTTTCAGAACTTACGGTTAATTTAGTTGCTCCTGGTGGCGGTGGTGCAGGAAGTTTTGGAGATGGTGGTGATGCTGGATATGCATACGCATCTTTTAACTTCAAAGGAACTAATTATACAATTTATGCTTATGGTGGTGAAGGTGGAACGCGAGGAAATAATGGTGGTGCAGGTGGAGCGGGTGGAACTTTCTTAATTCCTCAAGCATTAATCAATGATCCAGATTTTACTTATTCTACGACAGATGGTATTGATGGTGGTAATGGAGGATCTGCTGGATCTGATACGGCAACGGCAAGTGGTGGGGGAACGAATAATGCATTTGGAACTGGTGGAGATGGAAAATCAACATCGTTCACTACCACAACAAATGGATCTTATACCACATATACTTCTAGTGGTACTTGGACTGCACCAGCTCAAGCAACAGGCGAAGTTTCTAGAACTGTTACGATTCAACTAGCAGGTGGCGGTGGTGGTGGTGGAAACTCCAACTCTAACTCTGGATGTACTAGCGGAATTGGTGGAAGTGGAAATGGTGGTGCTCTTCTAACTGCTACAATGATTCAGCAACCAACAACACTTTCATATACTATTGGTTCTGGTGGTGCAGTTGGTTTTAACAACAAGGATGGTAATACTGGAACTGGATCAGAAGCTGGATCATCTACTGGTGGTGGCGGTGCATCAAGTGGTGGTAATGGAGGACAAGGTGCATGGGGTAATGGTGCTACTGCTGGTGCTGGTGGTGGTTCTTCAGGTGTTTATTTCAACGGAGGAACTGCTTTCCTAGGTGCTGGCGGTGGTGGTGGCGGCGGTGGATCAGGTGGAGGTTACAACGGTGGTGGAACTACTGACGGATGCTACTCTGGTGCCAACGCTAGAGACGCAGATACAGATCTACACGAGCAAAATAATGCTATTGACTTCAACAATGGCGGCAATGGTTCAAGTTCTGGATGTACTTCTGGAGGCGGCGGCGGTGGCGGTGGCGGCGCAGGTCCATCTGGAGAAGCAAATGGTGGTGAAGCAGGACAGGCAGGTGTCGGTCACAACGGTAATGGTGGCGGAACTGGTGGTAAGAGAGGCGATTCTACTTATAGAACTACATATTGCACTGCTTCCTTCAGTACTGCTAACAACGGTGGTAGCCCTGGAAATGCTGGTGGAACTGGATATTTTCGTGTTAAAGTTGATAGAACTATCCTAAACTATGGAAATCTAGGTGGGGGTGGAGGACAAGGTGCATCTGTAAACTTTAGTTTACGAGGTAGCGAAGCTAACGTTGCTGTTACAGTAGGATTACAATCTCCTGGATCTGGATCTACAACTTCTGGTGATAGTGCAACTTCTGGTGAAAATGGATACGCTCAGATTACATATTATGGTTCTGAGGGTGGTGGTGAAATTACTGGAGAAACTACTACACCAGCAGGAAATTATTATGAGGCAAATGCTGTTGGAAATCCTGGAGGTGCTGCTTATGATGGAGGAATCTGGGTAGCATCTACAGCAGATGGAGACAACCAAACTACTGCGTTAACACCAGTAAACCCAGGATTGGGGACTGGATCAAATACCAGATTTGCAATGCCTTCTGGAACTGGTGCCCCAACATACGGTGGTTTAGCAACAAAATATCTACCATTTAATGGTCCTGGAGATAGAGAATATATATTAGGACCACTTGACTTAACCTATGTGAATAAGTTAAGATTCACTATGGTTAAAGGAACTAATCTTAATGGTGGAGCAACACCAGAAGAGGGAATTCTTGCATACTGGAGAGTTACTGGGTCAACAACCACAAACTTGCTTGATACTGTAATTACAGCAAATGATGGCACAGTAGGTTGGGGAGAATTTGAAATTCTTCTTGCGGAAGGATCTGAAATCAGAAGAAATAACGTTCAGTTAATTTTGAAGCAGACAAGACCCTCTGGTAATGATGATAACGCAACAAATACAGAAGATAATTATGGTATGTCTGCATTTACTACATTTTATGATGAAGTGACAACTAGAGTGTTTACTCCTGCAGACGGACAGACTATTTCTTCTGTTGATTTTATCAATACTACGGTTTCAGCAACTCAAGCTGCATTTATCTCTACTGATGGATTCTTTGAAATGAGTTCTTCTACTCCAATTTCAACAACTGCTTTAGTTTCACCAGAAAACGATATTTCACTAGTCACTAAATATCACAGGGTAAAATATTTGATAAAAGCGTTGTAATTTTATGAATGATAATAATGAGGTTTTTCCAGTCGATATGATGGTTGGAGAATTTGAGGATTTTATTGGAATTTGGAAAAATTTTTTCCCAGCACAATTATGTGATGAAGCAATTTCTAAAATTGATAAGATCTTTGAAAACTCTGCAATTGTGGATGCTGAGACTGGTAAAAAACAGTTCAAGCATGGTAAACTTGGTAGACATGACTTTGCTTGTGTCTTGAATGATTATGATGTGAGACTATCAAATACTGTCAATGATTATTTGAAGTGTTGCCTCACACATTACTGCAGAGAATACGAACAGCTTTTGAGTGTGAAGTTGATGTCTTATGCTGTAAAAGCACAGAAAACTCCTCCTGGTGGTGGTTATCATGAATGGCACTATGAAAATGCATCTTACATGAGTAGTAATAGAGAACTTGTGTGGACGATCTATCTTAATGATATGCCTGAAGGTGAAGCAGAGACTGAGTTTTTATATCAACGACGTAGAATAAGACCACAAAGAGGTATGGTTTGTGTATTTCCTGCAGGATTAACTCACGTTCATAAGGGAAACACAGTTTTTACCCAAGATAAATACATTTTGACAGGATGGGCTCATAAAGTACAATGACAGAATTTGCCTCTACACAAACAGTAGCGTTATATGTGAATGCCACTACAAGGCAAATGCAACGCGATGGTATCACCAAGAGTATCAGCGATCAATATTGGTCTGATGAAATTGTACCTATTCTTTATCCTATCTGGGACTCTGATAGGGATAAACTAGAAAGTTTCATTTATTATAAAGATGGTTCTGCAAAGATGCTTAAGAATAAGTATCAAAGGAATCACAAGACTGGAGAATACAAGTGGGTATCATATGAGTTTGACCTCACTCCATTCCCAGATTATGAAATTACTGGACTTTTTAATCAGTTAAATGAAAAGTTTACTAAATTTAGAGATATTGAAGAATATGATATAGAAAGGAAACTCAGAAGTACATATGCAAAGGATAATATTGTTAATTGGAACAAACTAGTCATTATTAGAAAGTTTCTACTCATGGATAGTGACTGGACTCAAACACCAGATTGTCAGTTGTCAGACGAGCAGAAAGCACAATGGAGTGCATACAGACAGAAACTGAGGGATATTCCTCAGGAGTTTGCTGGTTATCCTGCTGCTGAAGTTAAGTTTCCAATCACACCATCAAAATATGCAGAAAGAGTTGCTGCTGGTGATACAGAAGAGTACCTAGCAAATGATAAGCAACACTTCTTCCTATTGAATCAATCTGTATATCAGAAGTATACAAATAGAATTCTTACATATCTTTCTATCTCTATTGCTGTCAAGAATATTGACGACATGCCAGTTTCTAGAGTTTATGA